TTGCACCAGGAGCAACAGCTTTAAGACGTGCCGCCTCATAACGTTTAAGCTCAGGGTCTTGCGCAGTTAACTGAGCAACACGAGATTTCTCTTGCTGATAGGCACGGTCAGCTGCAGATTGCTGGTTAGGGAACCCAGCACCTGGACGAAAATCTTCTGCTTGTTGGCCCGCACGCAGCTCGTCTTCCCGATACCCAGGGCCATAATTTCGCGGGCCACCAGATTTAATTCCTAAAGCTTCTTCACTTGCATACGCAGGGCCGTAATATTGACCAGGGGTGCCAACTCTTGCGCCACTTAAGTAAGGCTTACCCTGTAAAAGATTTCCAACGCCGGTCCCAAGGTTTTGAAGATTGGTAATGATATTATCTTGTGGATTTCTAATTTGATTAACTTGTTCAATAATATCAGGAATAGCAAATGCAGGGCCTAGTAATCTACCTGCACCTTTAATCCCAATAGGTGGTCGCACAGGAGCAGAAGATTTTTTAGCTCCCCAAGAAGATGGGAACTGTCCTTGAGGAGCTGGCGGCCAACCAGGTCTAGCGCCAGGGGTGGGCTTTCCTTTGCCAAGTAAAAAGTCAAGAGGGTTCATTAGCGCCAAACCTCATGTAAATAAATGCGTGATCCCACAGCCGTATCTGCGGGTCCAGGTAATGCCTGGATAAACTCAGCGCCAGAGCGTTCGTAACGGTATCTGGCTTGGAACGGATCCTTGTAGTTGGGAACGTAAAGGATACCGGCTAAACGATTTGTTTCGTAGAGATAAATCTCATCCCAAACCTTTAGCGCCTCTTTAGCATTACTGGAACGAATCGTACGATCCACGTCGCCAGCAATATTTTCAATACGAGTAGAAGGCGAAGTTGCAACTTCAGTTTTCTTCTCAGCCGTATCACAACGACTGATCTGAATCGAAATCTTATTGTAAAAATAAGAATCTGGGACAGTATTCATGGCTTCTTCCAGACGAGCATAGTCACCCGCTGGAACAGAAACAGTAAAGTACCCAAGATGATACCTTACTCTGCTCTTGTCAAAATCCGAGAGCTGCACTTCAACTACTCAATATTTTTTCATTATAACTGTTTAGGTCTCAAGGAAACTATAGGGACTTTCTTCTGATAAGTAACGTGCGATGAGCGGGTTGCCTTTAGGTGCCAGGATTTGACCAAGAAGTTGTGTCTTCATGCGATCAGTAGGTGTTTCCTGTTTTTGTTTACTAACGCCAAGACCCATTAAGTACATCTGCAGCATACTGTTGGCCAATGCATTTTCATTTGATTGATTTGATTCAACAGGTAGTGATTGTTGCTCTAGCTGTGGGACATCAAGTTCAGCCTTTTCCTCGGGTCTGGAAATATCTCCATGACCAACCTTAAACGTAACTTGGCCTTTGGGATCCAAGACTTCTGAATAGTATCCGTATCCACCTCCTGATGCACGTCTGATCTTACCTCCTGGAATGCCAGGGGCGTAGATAGATGCACCTTCTACAGCACCTTTGGCAAAACGATCTTTACCCTTAAAAGGAACATAAAAATCTAATGAGTTCCAACCAGGATGCATTGAATGGCTGTGTGCACTTACAGCCTGGTTATATAACTTAACTTTGTCATCAAAGCTTGCGGCTGGGTTCCAGCGCATACCAGATACGTTGGCATTAGAGAACTCAACCTCACGGCCATGAGATTGATACTGCTTTACCAAGGTATCAAACGCTTTGACTTGCTCTGCAATGGGTAAGTTGGAACGCGCCTTTAGATCAATGTGATAATCTGTGGATCCGCCAATCTTTGCTGCGGGTCCCGTAAAGCCTGATCTAAAAGGAATATAAGACATTTTATTTTTATTTTAAAACAAAAACCCCCTGTTTCCAGGGGGAGAGAATAATTTGCGGTCTTGGTTAAACTCGAACCAAATCTGCAGAGAACACGGCATCCCAATCGACGCGTTTAATTTGCTTTAGTTGTTCAAGATTATTAAACCTTTCACCCGACAGAGACATCTGTAAGTCTTTGATTTCTCGAGCAGTTTTAAGCCCAATACCTTTAATGTGATCTGCAATCATTTGTGCAGTCGCGGTATTGATGTTTAAACGCACGTCGGGAGGAAATGTGCGTGGCTCTTCTTTCGCTGCTTTATCTTTTACTTGAAGCGTCTTAACCGTTTTGGTAGCTGCTTCATCGGGAATAAGTTCAGTTTTGTAAGCGGTGTAAAGGCGACCGTCCTGATCTTCGACCATGTACCAATCGCCGTTATCCCATTCGCTTACAACCTTGACTCGCGCCCCGGTTTTTTTATGTTGATAAAGCATTGCCGAAAGTGTTGACATGAGACCAGATAAAGACCTGGTCTCAGTTTAACTTATTCAGCTAACAGTGCGGCCAATCAGGTAGCCATCGATATCTTCGTAGCCAGGTGCCACATCAGGTTGGATGTAGCAACACTCAACCACCAGATAACCGGTACGACCACCAGAAGCATCGCCACTGGAGATGTAGAAACCACCGGAAGTAGCGGTGCTATTCGCGGTTTCTTTTGCAAACACTTTCAGAGTGGTTGCAGCAGTTGCGGAATAGTACACGTTACCGGCAGTAACACCAGCGGCACCAGAAGCAATCAGGAAGGGGTTGGCGCTGTAACCAGCGGAACCAGCGGCGAAGAAAATTTCGCCAACCTGAGAACCAGAAGTGGTGGAGGTCAGGTTTGCCTGGATAACAGCTTCACCGATACCAGAAGCAGCAGTGGGGCTACCACTATTGCTACGACCGAAGGAGATCACGTTACCGGTGGCGGCATACACGCCGGAAGCAACACGACCATCGCCCCAGCCAGAAGCAACGGAAATGGTGGAGCGATACACGTAAGCAGGGAGAGTGCTGCTACCAGAGATCACCATGCCGGTGATATCAGGGCGAGTGTCGTCCTGGCGGTAAGGCGAAGGAACGATCACATCAGCGGCGGCAACTGCGCCCACGCCAGAAGTAGCGGTCACAGCAACGTAACCACGCTGCTGGAAGTAACGGTAACCAGGGACAGCCAGCACAGAAGTGGGGCCGCCCTTGGAGCCGTCAACGCTACCGCTATCGTCGGTATCAATGTTCTTGTACCAACCGTTCAGAGGTTCTGCCCAGTTACCTGGGAAGATTTTTTTAGCGGACAAATAGGTCATTTATCTTTTCCTATGTTTTGTGTTTATCAGTTAATTATCAAACAGTGCCGTCGTCCTGGACAAAGCTGAAGGCGGTAGTCACGAAGTCCTTATTGAGGATTTCAAAACCAGCGTACAGTTGCCAAATCAGGATGATGAAACGGCTGAAGTCATCGTTGTTGTTGATGAGCACCTGAGCGTTCGGGCCGCCGATACCAACACCAACAGACTGAGGACCGAAGAAGTAACCTTGGGCCACTTCACGGGAAGCATAGTTGGAGCCGTTATCGAACGATGCACTCACGTTCTTGGTCGGGAAGTTAGTCGACTCGAAGAACTTCACACCTTCAAACTGAACACCGGTAGGCATCACAGGTTCGCCAGCCAGGAAGTAACCTTGACCAGCCTGGGGACCCATGTAGAAGCTGGCGTTGTTAGGCATCATGGGGTTACCCATGTACATGCCTTGGCCAGGGTTACCAGCGTAACGAGCGATCTCACGGAAGTCAGGATCACGACGCAGGTGCATCATGAAAGTAGGATCGCAGATGCAACGATACAGACCATCAGAGAAGGTCGGAACGTTACGCTTGCGCAGATCCTTGACCACGGTCAGCAGGTCAGTACGCACCTGGAACTGCTGAACTTCGTTGCCGTATTCAGTAGCGGTGTAGGAGATTTGACCAGAAGCGTTCTTGGTCTTGCCACCAGCGAAGTAGTAACCACCTTGGGTGGTAGAAGCAGCGCCATTGGCTTCAGCTTTAGCGAGTTCGTCAAGGAACACGCGGTCGCGCCAACGACGGTAGTCATCAAGCAGCGTCAGGCTACCGATGGACTGGTGGAACATATTCAGGTTGCCCGAATCCAGAAGCAGGCGCTGGGCCGTGATCAGGGTTTCGCGAGCAATCTTAAAGGTCGAAGGCTGAGTCGGATCACCCGGGTCGGCAGGACCAGTGTATTCCTTAAGCACCACCAGGACTTTCTCCTTGGTGATGTTACGGCTGTTAGCGGTACCGATAGTTTGGTCGGCAATACGCTCACGGCTGTCCTTAGTACCAGGGGTACCCCAGAACTTATAGCGATCAAGCTGAACAGTTTGACCAGGCTGACGAGTGAAGTCGTGAACAACTACAGGCTCGACTGCCATTTCTGCGATATACGCAGGGTGGGGACGGTAAAGTTCCGCACCCAAAATCTTTGGAAAATCGTTCTCCTGGTCTCTAGTTTCTTAGAGGGGTGGACTATCTCTTCATCCCTGTGGGATGCCGGACGCTAAATCTGGTATTACGTAACAAGATCGTGTTACCCCCAGTAGTCTCTGCACCTTCCAATCACGGCTTGATTGGCTTGGCTCAGGATTACCCTCGTCTTTACGTTAGGGCTTCCC